GCTGGCATGGCTCGCACTCACGGCATGGCGGGAAGAGGTCGACCAGTGACCCGCAGCCGAGCCTCAGCGAAACAGGCCGGCGCCGCGTTCGAACGCAAGATCGCCGACTACCTCGCTGAAACCATCGACGACCGAATCGACCGCCGCGTCAAAACCGGCGCGAAAGACCGCGGCGACATCGCCGGCCTCCGCCACATGGGGCAGCGCATCGTCCTCGAGTGCAAGGACTACGGCGGCCGGCTCGAGCCCGTCGCGTGGACAACGGAAGCGCAGGTCGAGGCGGCGAATGATGACGCCCTCGCAGGCTTCGTCGTCGCGAAGCGTCGCGGCACCACCGACCCAAGCAAGCAGTGGTTTATCGGCACGCTCGCCGACTTCGTCGCACTCATCAACGGTGAGCACCCCAACCCAGGTTTTTAGGAGACAGACATGACCATTTTTCAGGATGTGCTCGCCCGTGCTGGTGTGAGCAAAGACCACGATTTCGCGGGCTGGCAGGCGCAGCGTGCCCTCGGCATCACCGCGACGAATGTGCGCGACCTCGTGAAGGGCGGCGCAGCATTCCGTAAGCAACTCCTCGCGGAGAAGCGCGGCACCCCGTCAGAGTTCCGCGGCAGCCAGTACACGGAGTGGGGCAACCGGCGCGAACCTGTGCTTGGGCAGGTGCTCGCGGGTGCAGGAATCTCGCCGGAGGATCGCGTGTTTTTCGCGGCGGAGAACCCCCGCTACCTCGCATCCCCTGACGGCCTCGGTGAAGACCTCACCGGCGACATCATGGTCGGCGAGATCAAGACCACCAAGCACGACCTCACCCCAGGCGGGGAGCATTTCGAGCGCTCCGGCTACTACGACCAAATGCAGTGGCAGATGCTCGTCACCGGCGCCACGAAGACGCTGTTCGTGTGGGAACAGCACGACGACGCGTGGCCGAACCCGACGCCGCTCCCGCACAAGGTCGCGTGGATCGAACGCGACGACGACCGGATCGCGTATCTGCGTGAGCTCGCGGACGGGTTCCTCGCGGAGCTCGACGGAGAGAAGCCATTCACGCAGCGGGAGTTGCAGCACATCCGTGTGCAGGCAGACAAGTTCGCGTTCCACCGGCTGCGGGCCGCGCAAGCCGAGAAAGAGTTACGCCGGCTGATTGGTGACCGGCATATCTCGGAATCGCTCGACTCGAAGCGGTTCGACCAGGTGAAGGTGTCGTTCGGCGGCAACGGCATGAAGCCCGCTCTGCGTGTTGACGAGGAGCGCGCGAAGCAGGAGCGGCCGGAACTCTGGGATGCGCTCCAGGCGGCGCAGGCGGCCTGGCAGAACACGCTGGCTGACCGGTACACGGTACGCGAACTCAAACAGTCGAAGGGCCGTCTCACGGTGAAGGAAATTATCGAGGAGAAGGCAGCATGAGCGGCGAACTCACCAAGCTCCCGGCGAACGGCGACGTGCAGTCATGGACTGAGGGGGAGAAAGCGCTCGCGCAGTCCATCGGACTCATGGGGGCTCCTCGCCCGACGATCGAAGCGTTTCTACGGCACTGTGCTCGTACGGGCCTCGACCCGGTCGCACGCCAGATATACGCGATCCAGCGCGCCGGGAAGTGGGGCATCCAAGTCTCCATCGACGGTGCCCGCCTGGTCGCTGAGCGGTCGGGCGCGTATCGCGGGCAGACTGCCGCGCAGTGGACCGCAGACGGTACCGCATGGGTCGATGTGTGGCTCGACAAAAAGCCGCCCGCTGCGGCCCGTGTGGGGGTTTACCGTGACGGCTTCGCGGAGCCGATGATCGCGGTCGCGACGCTTGACCAGTACCGGCCCGGTGGCAAGGCCCCCATGTGGGACAAGATGCCGGCGCTGATGCTCGCGAAGTGCGCCGAGATGCTCGCGCTCAGGAAGGCGTTCCCGCAGGACCTCTCAGGCCTGTATTCGGCGGAGGAAATGGACCAGGCGGGGAAGTCGGAGCGTCCTGCTGCGCCGGTCCCGCCGTTGGCGGAGCCTGTCAAGCAGGAAGTCACGGTCGATTGGGCTGCGGCGGCTGCGGCGTGCGGCACGGTCGAGAAGCTTCGCGAGGTGTGGGGCGAGTGCCAGGAAAAGGGCGAGCTTGGTCTCGTGATTGATGGGCACAGCGTGCAGTCGATTTTGAAATCCCGCGCGGCGGAGATCGAGAAGGCCGCGGCGGCCGCTGCTGCCGAGCCCGCGACGGCCGAGCCGGAGGACACCCCCGACGTCATCGAGGGCGAGCTCATCGAGGAGGAAATCTTCTAATGGCGATCCCTACGAAGGTGCGCGACCTCGTACTTGAGCGTGACGACTGGGCCTGTGTCATCGGCCTGCCGGGATGCTCGGGCCGCGCGCAGTACTGCGACCACCGTGCGAATCGCGGCATGGGCGGATCGAAAGCGCTTGACGTGCCGTCGAACCTGATCGGCGTCTGCTGGTCGTGCAACCACGCGAAAGAGGACTCGACCGGAGCGACCCGGCGTGAGCTCGAGATCCGCGGTATCCGACTCCGAAACCGGGGCTGGCCGGAGGACACGATCCTCCACGCCGAAGCAACACAGGTCGGCTACCCGGATGGGTCGTGGTGGCTGCTCGATCGGGCTGGTGGGCGTGAGCCTGCCGGACCGCCAGAAATTTAGGAGGTGACTCATGTGGTTCAAGGTCGATGACAAGTTCCACTCGCACGACAAGGTCGCTGAAACAGAGGAGCCGAAGGCCGCCGCCGGATTGTGGACGTTGTGTGGCTCGTGGTCTGCGGATTACGGCCGTGACGGGTTCGTGCCGTTGTCGATCGTGCGCCGATATGACGGCGAGACGGAGGCTGCCGAGCTCGTGCGCGTTGGCTTGTGGCGGACGGTTGAGGGCGGGTTCCAGTTCCACGATTGGGCCGTGTATCAGCCGTCGAAGGCGGATGTGGACGCGAAGCGGGAGGCGCGTGCTGAGGCTGGGCGTCGGGGCGGGGTGAAGTCGGGCGAGGCCCGTCGAGCGAAGCAAAACCGAAGCAAAGCCGAAGCAAACGCGAAGCAAAACGAAGCAAACGTCAACCCCGATCCCGTCCCCGATCCCGAACCCGAGACTCTTGTGGTTACTACTACTTGTCAGTCCAGTCCTCTTACGCGCGAGCATGACGACGGACCTGTGGATAACTCGTCAACAGAGTCGCTCGACGGCATCAACGTCTACGCGGTGCAACGCTCCGTCGCTGAGCATTGCGGGCTCGACATTGACGTGTTCACCGCGAACCGGCTCGCGGGCGAAATCATCACCCGCTCGACCGAGCCCGTGAAGCGGCCGACCGCGTACGTACAGACCGCGATCCGCAACGAGCCCGACGCGATCCGCGCATACCTCGAGGGGGTCGCGGCGTGAAGATCGACGTCCCTGACCACGTGTATGGGCAGCTCGCGAAACTCGCCGACAAGCGCGGCATCAAGATCGGCGAACTCCTCGCACAAGCCCTCGCCAAGCCCCGGCTCCCTCCTCGCCCTGACCTCGGCAACGGCTGGCATCGGTTCGCTGTCGACGCCGACCGCGAGGGGTGGACCACCGCCGAGATGAGCGTGGCGTTCGGCGTCCCGCAATACAAGATTCGCGACTTCCTGTCGCAGCAACGAAAGGCAAACACATGACCGACACCATCATCACCATCGTTGGCAACCTCACCGCCGACCCCGAACTCCGCTTCACGTCGCAGGGCCTCGCGGTAGCGAACTTCACGATCGCGTCCACCCCTCGTGTGCGTGACCGGCAGTCTGGCGAGTACAAGGACGGCGAAGCCCTGTTCCTGCGCTGCAGCATCTGGCGCGACTACGCCGAGCACGTCGCCTCGAGCCTCGGTAAGGGGCAGCGGGTGATCGCACAGGGCAAGCTCAAGCAGCGCTCGTACGAGACCCGCGAGGGCGAGAAGCGCACCACCGTCGAGCTCGAGGTCGAGGAGATCGGCCCCTCGCTCCGCTACGCGACCGCGCAGGTGACCCGCACGCAGGGCGGCAGCAACAGCTCAGGTTGGGCGCAGGGCGGCCAGGGAGCCGCGAACAACGACTGGGGTAACCAGGCACCGCAGGGTGGGCAGGGAGCCCCGCAGAACGCGCCGCAGCGCCCGAGCTGGGCAAACGACGCACCCCTCGAAGAGGAGCCCCCGTTCTAATGCGCAAACACATCAACCGTGGCTCATACGCCACCACCCAGCCGAAACCTGAACAGGTGGGCCGCTGTTCCCGCCGCTGCTGCTGGACCCCGATGGGATGCGCCCGCAAGCAGCGCTGCAACTGCCACGTGAAGGAGCGATCGTGAACCTCGGATGTATCACGAACTATGTCGCGGGCCGGTCGTGCACGATCGCCGGCGAGCACCTCTCGACCTGCCGAGGCTTCTACCTCGGCTGGGGCGGGCGCGTGCTCGAGTGCGGCGGGTGCCTCCCGCAGCCGGCGACCAGGCATCTGCTGTGTGAGTCCTGCTTCCAGAAGTTCGAGGCGGCGATTGACTTGGCGGTCGACCTGGTCACGCATCTGCGTTCGGTGGAGCGTGGGCCGGTGCCGGATGGGCCGCGGTCGGCGAACCGTCCGGGGTCGAAGGTGTTGATGCCGGTGTCGTGGATGACGGCTGACGACGTGTGGGCGGCGTTGCGTGAGCTCGCGTTCCGTGCTGACCCTGCGTATCCGGGTGACCATGTGGGGGCGTCGGCGTACGAGTTCCGGCCCGATGCTGACATTGGAACGGTCGCGGCATTGACACATACGGCGGTGGTGTCGGCGACGCGCGCCGATCTGAGTGTGTTCAATCATGCCGAGCTCGCGGTGCGGTTCTACGGCCGGGTGCAGACCGCGCTCGCCAGGTTCCCGATTCAGGAATACAACCGGGTGATGCCGTACGCGAAGTGCCGGAATTGTGGTTGCTTCACGCTCGAGCGGCGGCCTCCGCTGCAGTATCTGGACCCGATCACGGTGTTGTGCATCAACGAGCACTGCCAGTGGGAGTTCGATCCCAACACGGTCGAGGTTGATCTGGCGGAGTATCGGGCGCGTGTCGAGGCGGAGCTGGTCGCATGATCCGCCTGGTTGAGCGCGAGACGGGCGCGCAGGTGTGGCCCGTCGTCGAGGAGCAGGCGAAGCTGAACGGCTGGCTCGCGCATCTCGCGTCCGACGCCGACCTGAGAGCAAAAGCCCCCGAGTACCGGGGCATCGCGGAAGACCTGGTCGCTGATGTGCGCTGAATGCGCGGCAGTGGCGGCAGGTATCGAAACAGACGAACTAGGAGACAAGAACGATGAGTGAGTCAACGAGTCTGCGAGAAGCAATCGCGCGGGCGATCTTTGATAGCGACCACGGTGACTACCACCCACTTTCACGGGATGAAATCTGGGGTGATCCTCGAGGAGGGTCGCGTACCAGGGACGAGTATTACGCCAACGCTGACGCGGTGCTTGCGGTGCTGACTGACACGCCCGCATATCTCGCGCTCGACCTCTGGATGGCGCTCGGTCTCTCCTCGCGTGACTTCGATGCCTATCTCGAACGTAACGGCTGGGCTGACACATGGTCCAACCTGCTCGACGGGGTTCGCCGCAAGTCCGGTCGTCGGGGCTGCTCGAAGCACACCGAGACGCCTCGTGAGCGGTGTGTCTTGATTGCAGGCCATGTTGGCCCGTGCATGGGTGCGAGCGATGTGGGCAGCTCGGAGCGGCTCCCAGGTGCGGCGTTCGAGGGTGAGCAGGCATGAACGCATGGCCGACGACAGAAGAAGTTCTGGCGACGTTCACGGCATCGGATCGGCTCGCGTTCGACCGTTGGCTTGCTGACCATGATGCCAAGGTGCGTGCTGAGGCGCTGCGTGATGCACGAACCGACCTTGGTGAATGGGCTGACGAGCTGGGGCTGACCGTCGGAGACGAGCACGACGACAGCACCTGGGTTGACGTGACACTTCGGGAGTGGCTCGAGCTGCGCGCCGACCGGATCGAGCGAGGTGAGTCGTCGTGACTCGGGCGAGAGCAGACGGCGGCATCGCAGGATGGATCAAATCCGTGACGCGGGCGTACGTGACCAAAGAGGACGGCAAGTGGCTCGGTGTTAGAGCGTGCCGCGCGAGCGGCAGGTTATGTGACACATGGGCTGAGGCACTGGCGTACGCGCTAGGAGAGGA